TAGGTGACCTGCTTCATGAAATAGAACCGGACGTTCGGTTTGCTGCTCGACTCCACGAACTTCGCACCGGACACCTTCGACAGGTCAGCCATCGCCTTGCGAATGGTGCCGACCGTCTGTGCGTTAGTCATTCCCTTGAAAGCGAATCCGGGGTAATTGCCGTAGACGAGATTAAAGCGAAAAGTCCGCGACCGAGCCGCAGCCCGCATCGCCAGAATCTCGCCATCTTTTGACGGAAGCTCACACCCACAGAACCTAGTCATCACAGTACCGGGCGGGAGTGAATGATAATCGAGCGTTCCGCACCCTCTGCCGAGCCGCTAACCAGTTTGACGAACGGAAAGGTAGCAAACACCCGTGGTTCGACCGGGACAAACTTACTGGCCGATACCGTCACCGTGTAATTGCTTGCCCCGCCAACCTCAGTGATGGTGACATAAGTCCCATCTGAGGACCGCGAGCCCGTAAAGGTCATGCTCGTGCCGGTCATCGCTGCCGGGAACTCCAGCCCCATGAGCTGGGTATTTTCCGTTCCGATAATGCCAGTCGATACCGCACCGCTGGTTGTGCCAGATGATGCAATAGTGGCCGTTTGATACGTGATTTTCATTAACTGCACCTACTAAACTTTTTACGGCAACATTAGACTGTCCATGAGACAAGCACTGGACCGCGGATTATAACAACACCAAGGACAAAGCCACCAGTGCACCAACGAGCAATGCGAAATACAGAACTAGCTGTGCACACTCTTCCCGGATTATCCCGGCCTCGACTGCCGCTTTAACGTGACACCAAGCAGCGAACATCTTGAGCCCCTGCCTCGCTATGATGTTTGAGTACACCCCGTTATCAAACCACCACGGCCAGATTGGGCTGTCCGAGTACCTGCAAGCCCAAGCAATCCCCCACCAAGTGTTGTCGATTATTGAAGACGCGAAAGAGACAACAATTCCAGTAACAAGCCAGCGGACTGACACCGATTGTTTTTCATCCCGCTCTCCAAGGTTCCCCGGAAACCAAAGCAGGATTACCGCCATCGACATGATAATGCAGGCTCCAGCCATGAACAACGAAACGACAATCGCTGAGTTCAACATTTTGGGCCTTACTTCAAGCTGGAAAGAATCTCGCTATTTTTGGATATGGCTGACGTATTACGCTCTATCGCGTCGGTTGTTTTTCTTGACAAATCCTCAATCGAGCTCCGCCACTTGTCCCGCTCTTCGCGATGTTCTTTCATCAGGTCCCGGAGAAACTCGTGCTGGGAATCCGAATTCTTCTTCAGCTGCTCAAGAAGGTATCGGCCGATAATCCCGAAGCCAATAAGACAAGCCCCGGTGATTAGCCCCGCTAATCCGAACTGGGACCAAGCTTGGAGGTTATCGGGGTCCATAAGAATACCTTGGCTTCTTTAGAAAGCTTGAAGTATACACGCGTTTTCTCTTTGTCGAAAGCCGAGCGTAGTACCAGATTATAATTTCATCGTAATCTTCCCAATCGTCTTCGTATTCCATCATGGCCAGTCCTCCCAGTTCGATTCTAGGGCGGACGCCGAAACCACTGTAACCCGAAAGACAGGCCTTTTGCGGTTTCCCGGAATTAACGAAATTAGACTATTTTGGCCAAAGACAAAACAGCCGTGATTTTACTGGCCAGCCGGCTGATAACGGCAATGATAATCGCCACCCCAATCAGGAGCACCACGACGGAGCCGGTAATGCAGACGGAAAACCAAAACAGCCGGCTTCCTAGGGTGCCCCGAGCTTCAAGTAGCTCCTTCTGGGCCTCGACCCGCATCTTCTCCGCTTCAGCGTACTGTTTTTGAGCCTCAGCCCTAGCTTTAATCAGCTCAGTCCGAGCCTCTGAGAAAGCCTCTAGGATGCCCCTGTTACGCCGCTCTGCTTCAGCGGCCTGCGAGTCGAATCTTGCGGATAAGCTCTCCAGAATCGAAGCTAGGGGCCTTGTGCGTGCCTCCAGCTCTTTCCGGAAGCTTTCAACTGGCCCGACAGCCTCAAGAACCCTCTCGGGTAGCTCCGCCAGCCCTGAAACAAGGCTTCGGAGCTCGCTCAGTTGGGTATTGAACCGCTCTCGGTCGTACCTCGCCTTAGAGAGCTCTTCCCGGATTACATCCAGTGCACGGAAGTTGAATTCGTCGCTCTTGTCCAGTCTTTCGAGTATCTCTCGGAAGCTGGGGAGCTGTGGCACTTCTTGTGAATAGCAAGCCGAGTGAGACAGAATGAGAATGATAATCGGTAGGATGTATCGCATAAAAAAACAGACCCGCCGGCGGGCGACCAGTTTACGGTCTTCCAGCTTGTAACCGGCGGGCCCTTATTCTCCTCGCAGAAATTTGTTCAAGTCAGCTCCGTCCCAGTAGCGAGCCGGCTTCCATTCACCGCCCGAGAGGTTGTACTCAATCATCGTCGGGATTCCTCGACCCCGAAGAACTTTCTTGGATAGCTCGGGGTGCTTATCTACATCGAGAATGATAATCTTCTCCCCTGAATACTCGTCACCCCTAAGTCGCTCCTTCAGCTTCTTGCAGGGTGGGCACCACTCAGCAGAGACCAAGACATAGTGCCGGCCGTCTTTCTTCTCAGACGAATGCCACTTATCGTACTCCACGAAATCAGCACCCGCAGCATACATCAGCAGAAGTACTAGGGCTTTCATCATCTCAAATCCCCTACCAAGGACGGTTGTCTAGGTCGTTGACTCGAACCTTGTACCCATCTTTATCACTCAAGGCGTAGCTGTCCTCTTGGCGTAGCATCTTGTCGCAGACTTCAGCATCAACCCAGAACGTACCGCCGGGTTGCTCGTGTCTGGTTGGCCCGCTATTCCAGTTGTCGCCCCAACTCCGATTGCAACACAGCAATCCGGGACGTTTATAAGAATCATCCACTGCCAAGAAAAGCATGCAGTGAGGCCAGATTCCCTTTGGCCGGGCAAACCCTTCTTCGTCTCTCTTGTCCGAGAATCCTTGATTAGAGCACACCGGGATTGGATAGCCGTTCGCGAGCATGTCCCGAGCTTCCTCGTAGGACCGCACTAGAGCAGTGCCGCGAACTACGTGTTGCTTGCCGAGCTCGACCAGCTGTTTTGGAAATCCTGAAACAGAGCCCCACTCCTTCGCCCGCGAGCCATCGTAAGAAGACAGGTCCACTTCGTCATACTTCTTTCGAAGCAGTGTTCCATATTCAGTGATTGCAGCAGCTGCCCAAGCACCGATGGAGCCATCCGAACGAATGCGGCCCTTGCCAACAAGCACTCGGCTTGTGCCGTACAACCACTCGCTAGAGCTGTACCCCTGCCAGCTCTCGGACTCACCCTTAATGATAATCTCGACACTTGAAAGGATGTCGTCACCTCGGGCATAGCCGTGGCCAACACAGTCTCCGATTAGCTGCCGGACCTTGGACACAGGGGCGATTCTCTCTTGAGCCTTGTAGAGCAAAGCCACCTTGCCTTTTCCCGTGTCACCAAGAAGAGGTGCCGCGGTTGCGAATGTTTGCATTCCGGCAAAGACTTCCTCGTATACTTCCCGTGCTTCGGGGCCTAACTCGGAAGGAGGTACATAGCCAAAAAGTGGTTCGAACATTACTTGACCCCCTCTAGGCCTTTGGCAATCTGCTGATAAGCTTCGATGTACTTCTCGCGGTCTGGCGGGAGTTTGTTCAACTCAGCAGCGATGGCTTCGGCCCACTGGCCCCAGCTCTTCTTCTCAGACTCCCCGAAATCGGCAAGCCCTTCTCGCACTGCGTTTGTCATGTCCTTGGCGGTAAAGCCCGGAAGTGCCGCAGCCCGTGCCGCTGCACCCAAGTAAACCTCGGCGATTTTAGCCGCCTCTTCGCCTCGTGCCACGCTGAAAACCTTCAAGGCCTGAGCCCGGGAGATACCAGCAAGGCCCTCTAAAACATCAGGGGCGGGAGGTCCCGGAGGTGTCGGCGGGGAGTCTCCGCCAATGATAATCTTACCTCGGTACTTCTCAGGCTTCTTTCCAGCCGACCAGCCAAAAGCCCGAACAGTGTAGCTTCCAGCAGGTCCGGTGAATACGTAAGTCTTCGAGCCGGGAGAGGCAGAAACGATTTCCTCGAACTTGACCTCCTGCTCTCCAGCCCAGATTTCAAGGTCGACGGTATCGAAACCGCCATCGCTCAGGGTAATGTAAACCAGAGAACTCAGGGGAGACTGCTCTGGAGCCTTGACGTCAATCTGAGCATTCAAGACGGTACAGAAAAGGGCAATGATAATCCCAGTAAACCACTTCATCTAACTCACCTCTTTATGGTCCAGCTTGGCTTGGATGTTTCCGAGATGCCAAGAATACCTAGCACTGCCCGAGCCTATCGGGTAGGGGCACGGACAATCGCCGGCCAAGAAAGAAGAATAACCTTCGTCGTACTGCTCTGGCAAGACTAACGAAGCACGGACAGCAGGGGCCCCACTATCGGCGTCGTTACCTTTGCTCCGTTTACTGCTCCGTCGACCGTCTTTCCGCGTACCCATATCGAGCCCCCGCTAACTACTCCAACCACTTCACCATTCATATTGAAAATCGGACCGCCCGAATCACCCTGTGCGACATACCCAGAGAGAACAAGCTTCTTACTGTCAGAGCCTAGCACCTTTACATTGAAATGCCTAAGCCCTTTTCCTCCAGATAAACCGCAGACCTCGACATCGTCTCCGCATTCAGGCGGGCATGGCGAAAGCTTTGAGCGTACGCAAGACTCTGGGATATCGCCGGTTATCTCAAGGAAAGCTGTATCTGTATCTGAGTCTAAACTCTTAATCGTAGCATTGGACCACGTCCCATCATGGAACCTGACCCGAATCTCTTTCGCACCGTCGATTACATGAAATGCAGTTACTGCAGACTTGCCCTCCAGAAGACAGCCGGTCCCGCCGCAGGTAGTAATCGCATCCAGCCGGCAATGGATTTCTATGACGGACTTGTGAATCTCTTTTTCCTCGGACCAAGAGTCTGACCAAAGCTTATCGTTTCGCCCTGACTGAGCTAGCCCGATAGATTGAAAGCAAAGAATGATAATGATAAACAGCGTTCTGGCCATTGCAGCGGCTCCTTCGAGCACTGATTCTTACTCACTTTCTTTCCTTACGCAAACTCAAATTCACGCCCTTTAGCATTTTCTCCACTTCTGAGACCACCCAAGGACCGATGTCCTCAAGTGCTAGAAGCTCCTGCTTTGAGTAGCAAACAACTTCTTCGATTGTGTAAATGCCGTTCTCCTCGAAGCGAAATGCTATATCGCTGGGGAGTGCAAGTGCGAGCGGGGTATTATCATCGCTCATAATCTGCTTAAAGGCGTAGTCGACCTGAGCGTGTGCCATGTCGATATTGTTGTTTAGCAGGGCAATCTGAAACTTCATCTTCAGTTGCTCGGAAGCGTAATCCAAAACAGCTTTTACAATCACGGGCCGTACTCCTTGATGCAACGGTCTGCCCGTTCCTTGAACTTCTTGCGCAACTCAACGAGCTCTTCTCTCGTGAACTGCTTGGACTCCCACTTCATTTTCACCTGACGGTCTATCTCTTCTCGGCCGTAGGTCCGCTCCATAAACAGGAAGTACTCTTCCTTCCTGCCGTTGTAGATGACGTTACAGGCGTAGCACTGAGGGTGAACGCCCTTCTCGTGGAAGATGACAGAGTTGTATCGTCCGTCAATAAAATGACCGGCCTGAATACCTCGGTTCCACTCGGCCTTATGGCCGCAGGTTACACAAGATACTAGGCCGGTGTCATGGTCTCTGGCTTCTAGCCGAATCATCCTTGAAAACTCGGTCCAAGCTTTCGTTTTGAGAGAGCTTAGGTTCTCCGGCTTTTTGCTCTTACGCTTTTCCATTTTTCATTTCGACTTCCATCTCGTTCAACGCGGCGAGCAGGGCCCGGTCTTCCGCCGAGCCATTTTCCTTGCCTGTCCTCCATGTTTCGAGAAACCATATCTTAGCGTCCTTTGGGAGATTGTCGAGCGGCTGGCCCTTATACTTTTGCCCTACATGGATAAGAGTCTGCCTCCAAGGAAGCTTTGGCTTTGCTTGAAAGCTTGTCTGGCTTCTTGCGGCCGGCTCGGGAGTAGTGGAATCAGCATCGTCGTTCCCTTCAGTCGGGATTGAAAATGCCTGAAACGCTGCATACTTGTAAGCCGCCGACATCGCCTTGTTAGTGGCCTTGTCTGCAGAGTCCATCGCCTCTCCAAAGGTCTTCACGGTGTGAGTGCTTCCGTCCTCGCTTGAAACGAAGTCGAACTCAGCCTCGACCACTACATACCGCATCGAACCGCCGGACTTCGTGGGCACCTCGTCACACGTCCGAGAAATCATCCTCGGGAGAATGCACAGCCCGTGCTTCGCGAGAATAGGAGACAGAACATTGTAAATCTGGTCGATTGACCTGAAGTTATAGCCCTGACTCGAGTTCCTGCTTGACTTAGAAATACCCACGTCGCACAAGTCAGCTTGAACAAAACATATCGCTCGATACACCTGCTTGACACTTTCAGACATTGTACAACCCTCTCTCTATTAAAACCCTTTTTACTACACACCTATCAAACCCAAAGCTTCTAGCGATTCGAGTTAAGTCGCCTCGCTCGCCTCTGTACATCTCGCATATTTTATCCTCGGTAGAGCTGTCTGTCTTCCGTTTCGAAAGGCCCAGATTGCGGCATCTTTCGGAATGACAATCGCCTATTATTCGAGCACCTAATCGGTATGCGTGCTTGACGTTCTCGGACTGCGTAACCCATTCAAGATTATCGGCTCTATTGTCGACCCTGTTCAGATTCTTGTGATTTACACAGTGCATCACACTCTCAGGGGCACCGTGAAACGCCTCTGCGATAACACGGTGGACAAGCACTTGGGATTTTACCCCTCGGCAGCAAAGCGTAACAGACAGGTATCCGTTTCTTTTTTGCTGTTTAAGGAACCTCGTGCTTATCTCAGAGAAAACAGAGCCATCGCTTCCGAACAAGTATCCCGGATATCTCTCAATCCTCAGGAGCCTACTGTCCATCGTTTTCGAGCTCCAATTCATCCCTTAAGATATGAACACAACTATTCGCCGCAATCCCGAGCATTGCACTGTACCCGCTAAGCTGTCCATCCAGCACAGAGATTCGGACCTCTTGGACCCGGTCTCTCGAAGGAATGACAATCCTTAGCATCTGCCCCTCTCGGTAGTTCCCGTAAACCCGGATGACACTATCGACGGAAAGCGTAACCCGCGGTTCGATTCGAGTCTGAACCTCAAGCACTTTCACGCCAACCAACTGAGCCCCGCTGTTCGGCGGGACACGGAGGGTTAAAGATTCTCCGGCCGCTCTCTTCAATCTAAGCATCGCTGCCCCCTTTATCTGCACGAGCCAAAGCGTCGGAGTCAGAATATCCAGCTGGATACCTCTTCTCCAGCTTCTTCTGGTTCTCTGCAGCAACCCTTGCCAAGCTAACACCGACAGTACTGCAGGCCCCGACAACGTAGAAGAGGATGTCACCGAGCTCTTCGATGATGTTCTCCAGCACTGCCGGCTCCAGAGGCTTGCCGTAGAACGACACTTTCTTTGCGGTGCTCAAAAGCTCTCCTGCCTCGGTCGCACAGCCAACTGCACAGTGCAGAAGATTTTCATTGGTGGTCTCAAGCTTCTTCAGCCGGCTCCTGACGAACTCGAAGTAATCCCCCTCGCGAAACTCATCAATCAGTGGAGTCAAGTCTGCGCCAGTGAATCCACCGACAACTCCCCGGGCCATTTCGTCTTCAAGGAACCGAAGTACATACTCGTTTCCCTTGTCGGCGATTACCACTCCAGAACGGAACGAGTACTTATGTCCAGCCCTCACTCCAACCAAGTCTCCAATCCTGAATCTCATGATACCTCCCTTTGAAGCCTCTTTAGCATTTCACTCATAGCACTCACAAACTCGGCCGGAGTCTCGGTCTTGCTCAACAGCTTCAGCTCCATCGCCATCTGCTGAACCAAGGCCTTGTTCCTGACCGAAACAACTTTCTCGACCAAAGACTGCTTGATACTTTTTCCGTTCTCTACAGAAACCCCTCTCTCTCCCAACCAAGAAACAAAAGGCCGGGTGTTCCCGGACTTGATTGACGTAAAGAGCGGCATGAGAACGGCTGGATAGTCCGATTCGTCAGTAGAACTGCAGACAAGCTGCTTCTCCCCTCCGAGTGCCATCCCTAAAACCAGCAAGCAGATATCCCTGTAGCTCGCGTCAGACACTTCCATCGTGTTCATTAGAACTCCCTCAATTTTGCGTTGATGTCATCAAACAAGTTAGTCGCCTCAGGCTTCTTTCGAGCCGCTGGCTTCTTCTTCCCTTCAATCCACTCCCCGATGATTCGGCCTGCAGCCTTCTTGCTCAATCGGGAAGCCCTCTCACTAGGCCAGCCCATGTTCTTGGTAATGAAAATAAGCTGTGCCTTTGTAATACTATCCAACCTAATCGCCGGGGCAAGTGGTCCGGATGACTTTTCCCCAGAAAATAAATCGACATCGGTCGCTGTGTACCTAGCATTCTCTGCGAAAGTCTTGGTCTGTGCGACAATTCGAGCGGAAGCCTTCCGCTTCTCCTCTCGCTCCATTCGCTTCTTCTTAAGCTCTTCAAGCACGGCCTGCATGTCCAGAGCTTCCTGCTTCTTGCGAGCGTACTTCAAGGCCGCTTCCAAGTCGACCGGGTCAATCTCGTCACCGCACAAAACATTCGCGACAGATACCAGCTTGTGCCGGCCAGAGTTCCCGACGAAGTCCAGAACCGTACAGTGAGGTTTCTTGCTTGAGCTTATAGCCTCTCTCCGCTCCTCTGCTGTCTCGTATGAATCGACCAGCCCGGGAAGAGGTCTAGTCCCTCGCCCAATCATCTGCCGATACAGGGACTCGCTTTTAGTCGGCCGGCAATTCGCGACCACGGCAGTATTCGGGGCGTCAAAACCCTCGGTGAATACCATACAATTCACGAGTATCTGAGTCTGCCCAGTCTTATAGCGATTGATAATCTCACGGCGAGCCTCGCGCGGGGTAGAGTCAACGATACACTCCGCGGTCACCCCTTCATACGCATTGAATGCCGCTGTTATCTTCTTCGCATACTCCTGCCCGGGAGCAAACAGAATAGTAGGCCGGCCGGCGGACTCTACCACCGTTGGCTTTGCAATCTGGTGAAGCATGTACTCTTCGTCGACAGAAGAGGATATAAAAGCTCTCTCGACACCTCCAGTGCTCAAATCTCCGCTCTGAGTCTTTACCGCACTCAGGTCAAGGCCGGAGACCTCAACAAACTTTTGGCGAACTGGAACAAGATACCCGTCAGCGATAGCCTCGACCATGTCGTACTCGAATGCGACGGACTCGCAAACATTGTGCAGCCCTACATCGTCAGACCTCTTTGGAGTCGCCGTGACGAGCAAGACCTTGAGCTTTGGATTCTTCTTGTACCACTCAAGCACAACTCGATAACTATCGGCTGTGGCGTGGTGGGCCTCGTCGATGATTATCAATCCGAAGTCCTTTGGGTTAAAGTTCGTGAATCGTCGAACTTTCCCGGTCGCTCCGCAGTTCGTGCAGGTCTCCGACAAGTGCGGTTTGTTCATGCACTCTCGGCAGTTCGAGTACGATGCCTGAGTCTGTATCGTAGAGACCACGACGTCTTCTTTGCCCGCACGGAATCCGGCCATCTCCATCGAAGCAGACAGCCCGGCGTTAGCCGCGTGTTGAACCGCCTGACGAATAAGCTCTTCCCGGTGTGCGAGAACCAGAAACCGCCCCGGCCCTTCGAACCGCTCCATTACCCCGCTGAAGATTACAGACTTCCCGGTGCCGGTCGCAGAGACTACTAGAGTAGAGCTGTAAGTCTTCCACTCTTCGAACACAGAACGGATAGCTTCGAGCTGGTATGACCTGTACTTTAGGTCATGCTTCTTTATCTGATACTCCTGCTCTCCCATGTCGAATAGGTACATTATCATTCGCTCCTTAATTTTCTCTTGGGGTGAAATCCAGTGTTGCGGCACGAGCTGCACCCAACCCCAGAGCATTCTTGACAGGTTACGCCAAAGCCAGAAAGGACGATTGCTCGGCTGATACTGCCCAGCCCTAAGAGAATTTCGTTCAGCGGTACATACTGCCCGCCGGGTTTCGCTGCGATAGCCTTGAGCTCCTCAGCCACGGCCTTGAGCTTCTCCGACAGCTCGCACAGAGCGTACCTCGCAGAGTAAGAATCGGACATAACGCCCGGGACGTTGTCCCCATTCTCGTCGACCCTGAGCTGAAGACGCCGAACAGCTTTCGGAATAGACAGCTTCGTCCTAGCCGATTTCAGATGCCGCGATGTTATCTGCTTCTCTCCGGCAAGCTCTCCAGCAATCCGGACAACCTCGGGAAGTGTATCTGGGTCCAGCCCAACCAGCTCTCGCAGGTGGTTCTCGGTCATTATCATTCGAACCGATTCTCTGTTGTAGAGCCAGAGCCGCTCCTCGATTGCATCCTTGACCAACAAGGCATTCAATCCGCGGCTGACCTTAGACTGCTCAATCCCCTTTGACCGGAGATAGGCGTGGAAGCTTGAGTGCTTTTCTCTGTACAGACGGCCAGAACGTATCTGGCTAAGTGCCCTCCATAGAGTCCACTGGCTCTCCCTTCCCTTCAGCTTTGAATGCTGCTCCACAATCTTCTCCGTCTCGGAGAATTCTCTAGCCTCACTAGAGCTAAGAATCTGTAGCTTCATATCTTCCCTCACAATGAAAAACGGGAGAGGCTCAGAACGATAAGCGGCCCGCCGTGGCCTTCGTCCAAGCCTCTCCCGGAAAAAACAGGACTATCGACGCCAGCAGGATGCCACTTCACAATCGGCCATCGCCTTTGTGTGGGCCTCGCTCCATCCGCCTGCAGTGCTGTAGAGAGCACCGGCCCATCCTGATACCGCGTCGAAAGCCTGCAAATAAATCTCGCCATCGCGTCCAATCGCTCGGACCGTCATGGGGTAGAGACTGTCACAGCTGTGCTTCTGAATTCCGGAGCCGTCAGCAAGATGCCCGCAGTGAGCACTCACGCCAACAGTCGCAACAGAAGCCGGCTTAGCAGCCGCAGTCTCATTCAAGCTCTTCAAGGTAGACAAGTCAAACATCTTAATTCCCTCCAGAAGTTAAACATCACTCACAAGTCATCATAGGTAGGTATACGTCAATGACAATCCTTTGTTGCCAGAAATCTGGAAACTTTCTGGATTATTTCACGACATACCCGGCCAGCCCCGAAATCACGCGGATTCCAGAGACCCCGGATGATGCAGAGGTCTCGGACTGTTTAGCGGTCCGCTTTGCCCGGAGCTCCTTGCACATCTCAAGAATCTGCTCTGGTGTCGGGTCGCTTGGATGTCGGTCCGTAGTTTCCCGGGTCCGGCTCATCTTCTTTGTCTCGCACCGCCACAACTCCCAGTCACACTTCTCTTTAGCCGCAAGCACCTTCTCAAGTATCTCGCTAGAAGTCCAAGCCTTATCAGGCCGGTTCCGGTGAGATTCTCGTGCCCACTCTTCAATCATCTTCAGCACTCGTTCAGGAGTAGTCATCTTCTCGTCCCTTACTCACAAAAAACTGGAAAGACACCTGTGACACGATTTCTAGTGACGTCGTAAATACAGCCGGCTTGCTGCGGCGGTTCGTAAGAGAACCCATGCTCAGCAGCGTACTCGGTCCAACCGATTAAACTTCCGTTGCCCAAGCATCGGCCAGTAGGCAACCCGTACTGGTGGTGGTGGCCAATCAAATTGAAGCCGGCCTGAATCGTTTGGTCCTGCCGGTGAATCCACTTGGTTAGAGGGATTGTCAATCCTCCAATCCCGCCTGCATATCGAATCTGGTGGCCGTGAGCAGTCCTCACCCCGAATCCTTCGGCCAGCCAGCTCATCCCAACTCCACCCTTGCTTATCTCCCACTGAAATCGAGGGGAGTTGAACTCCGCGGCAAGCTCGGCGTAGATGATGGTCTCGAAAGACTTCTCGGTGCCGTTCTTGAACTGCATCTTCTTTGTGGTTCGCCCGTGGTTGCCGACAGCACAGGCAACTCGAATCTTCTTCAGGTAAGACTCCTCTGCAATGGTCGCGAGCCCTGAGGCTATCAGCTTCCGAGCAAACACAGTCGCCTCGGCCGGGCCCAAGCAATTCGTCTCGACCAGCTCTTGATGGATGTCTCCAGTGATGAAGTCTCCTCCAAGAAACAGAAACACACTGTCGACCCTAGACGATTCTCGGATATGACGAATCATCTTTACCGTTGAGCGGACGCAGGTGTTCACCCGCTTCTCGCATATCTCTAAGTCAAACTCATTCTTCCCTAGAGTCTTTCTCTGGTCTACATACTCTTCGACATGCCAGTCAGACCAAATGAAAATCGGTACCGCGGAGTTTGCTTTGGAGTTGCTGACAGATAAAGGCTTGTGAGCCTTCGCGTTGTCCTTGAGAAGGTAGCTCAAGTCCAGAGACTTGTTCAAGCGGTCAAGCTCCTGCTCCTGAGATTCAATCACTTTGCGGAGAGACTGAACCTCGGCCCGCCTTACCCTTTCCCGCCGCTCTTCCCTTTCGTCCGAGTGCTCTTGTTGCTGAGCTTGTTCTTTGTCGACGGCACGTTTAAGGAGCTTGGTTGTTCTGTGAGCCATGAGCTAAATGAACCTCTCGCAATCTTGAATCCCAATTCTTCGGACAAAACGCTTCTCAGTGATTCCAGAGTTGGCCTCTGGCTTGGCTCTAGCTTGTGATAGGCAACTCGCACCATCTCAAACTCTTTCGTCTGGTTGACCGTTAGCTTGTTAAGCCAGCCTCTTCCCTCCGAAGCTTTTTTTGCCCTCGCCATAACACTCTCACACTTCATCTGTAGCTCCCTTGCGAATGGAAATAACAAACAGCAGGAGAATTATCCCTCGGGCTCTGCTTTGGTCAATGGGCCGTCTGTCCTTTTTGGGCAGAATTGACAGATTCTTTCTTGCTGGTACTTGTCGTACCTTGAGAGGGTGCAGAAGTCTTTGTGCTCTGGATGCAGGCAGCGAAAGACTCCGACGTAATACCCGGCCCCTCCGCAGTTACAGCTCTCCTTCTTCCCGATTCCCGGGGCACGGTACACGCACTGCAAGTCAGCTTCTACACTCATAACCTATCGAACCTCGCTTGCCAGCTGTCCATCCAGAACGATTCGCGGGGAGTCTGTCTCGCGGACCAAAGCGCGAGTATTTCGTAGGCCCATCCAGCAGTCGAGCCAGAGCTTACGTTCGCCCCCGATATTTCGTTTCTGGCAGATATCCTAGAGGGGCAGAATGACTGGATGAAAGCTTGAGCATCAGTAGCCGCTCCGGTTTGCCTCCAGCCGGGCTTGGCGATTAGGTGTTGCTGGGTGAAGTAAACATTATCATTCATCAAGAATTTAACTGTGAGCCAGCACTTCCGGTTGTCTTCGGGGTAGTCGTCGAACTGAACCTCCAGCTTCAGGCTAAAGTTTTCCTGATACGGAATCTCCACCTGCCTGTAGCCATCCGCTTCGTATCCAAAGCCCTGCCCAGATGGTCCGACATAGTACCCCATCGTCAGCTTTTGGGTTTGAGGCAGATACTCCTTCAGGCTGTACAGTGCCTGATTGCTTCTGGTGTCCAGCGGTACAATCGCATCTGACCTAACCTGAAAGTATGTTATATGCAGTCCATAGTTAGACTGAGAGCCACCGGGCTGGCCGGGGCGGTTCCATCCAAATGCAAGAGTCCCCCAGCCTGAAAGCCCAATCAACTCTGACCACTGAGTCGCTACAGTAAAATTCCAGACTGGGTCGCATGGTTCAAAGACACAGGGAAACGGATTGCCCTGCTGATACCAGTTTACCTGCTGGGGCCACTGCCTCTTTGGTGTATTGAACTCTAGGCTCATGTACTGTTTGAGAGGGATTAAATCCGTCTTGTCTGTCGGCGAATTTATTATCAATCCGTTCTCGTACCTCTTTGGGTAGGAGTATGTAAACGGAGAGTAGCTTCCGTAGAAAGGTGGCAGGTTCTGCAGCCTTAGGCCGACGTACTGCGAATCGACCAGCAACCCGCTTAGGTGCGTCCGCCAAGGTGCCGGATTGATTGGTGCATATCTCAAAGGCTCCTTTGCCGTGTAGCAGTAGTGCCCATCATTCAGGTGCTGGTAGTCTCCTCTTGCCCACACCTCCTGCCAAGTTCCCGGGACGTAATACTCTTGAAAGGACCACCACGGAACCCGCGGATAGTCCTTGGAAGTAGAGAACGAGTCTTCAAGACGTCGCTGGCAAAGCTTGTCCTCTGGTATCGGATACTGCAGAGCAAACTCTGCTGGGTCGTAGTATCCACACCAACCGCAAGGCCCGGCTGTCTCGCCAACAGTCGGCGTATCCGGAGAGCACTTACAGCAACCAGCGACCCCAAACCTCCCGAGACCCATTTATCATTACCTATGAAATCTGGAGAAGTCCGTAGCTGACATCTGTATCAAACTTGTAGGTCTGACCTGCAGCAATGGTCACGCTGTAACCGTAATCCACGTACCCAATCAGCGGGTCTGCCGGAGAAGTTGGCGTGTCATTGAATACGATGGCATAGCGGAAAGTGAACCCTCCGCCGCTGCCTGTCCATTCCGGGTCGTTGGTGATTAGATAGTAGACCCCCGATGTCTGAGCAGAAGTCGAAACAGTTAGGCTCTGCCCTCCGGCCGTGTAGCCTCCAGATGTAGAGAGCTCTGTGATATCGGCTTTAACCGTGTTTGTTGAAACATTCGGAGCTGTGTTGCTCAAAATTACCTTGAGGCTGTCCGAGCCTAGGTTATGGACCTTCTCTGCGAGGTTTTCCGGGAAGCAGTAGAACTTTGTAAGCTTTGGCATTTTATCATTCCTCGATTCTTGTTTGTTATATTCCGCCGAAACCGCCACCGCCGGTCCCGCCTGTAGGGGTAGTCGGCTGAATAAACCCGGCGTACAACCCAACCTCCATTGGCTCGATTGTAGTGAAACTAATTAGGTCCGAAAGGCTTCCTCCCTCGGCACTCATTCCGAGAGGCTGGCTAGTGCTTCCGTCGTCAGTACAGTCCTCGGCGATTACAATCCAAACCGAATTCACCAAGCCGGCAACTCCGTACCGGTCGCCGTTCTTGCAGGCAGGGAATCGGGCCCAGTTGTAAATGACTGAAGTTGATGCAGTTGTCGTGAGCTGTCCCGCGGAGTCTGTCTCTACAATGTCGCAGGTGGCCTTGCCCATAGTCGCCCCGGCCCGCCCCGGTATCCCGCCGGAAGGAGCCTTGAACATCAGGAGCCCGCCCTTCTGTATGTCCTGACGAAATACGCCAACCTGCAGAGAATCCTTCTCGTGCAGGCCGATGCAGACGTATCCGCCGTTGCTGTTTTTTTCCATTACCCAGTCACCGGGCTTCGGCCGGCATCTGTCGCCCTCAGCAATGGTTCCGGTGTATCGGACAATCAAGTCCTCTCCCATCGTCAGCAAGCCGGCGGTTCCGGCAGACTTCCCGGTCCCTGCATATGCGTTGTCGGTTCCGGTTGGCTTGGCCACGGTAAAGCCCATTCGGTAGTCGCCTGTCCCGGCAGTTACCGCAACGACAGAAAAGGCAGGAACCTCCTCTGAGCATTTGAATCTTTTGCGTACTAAGTTTTTCTGAGACACTATCTAGCCTTAATGATGCTATTCCTGACGATGTCGGCTCTGGTTTTAACCCAGAGCATGACCGCATCCTGCCTGTCTATTTTTGCCCGTGCAATCTTGTCCTCGAAAATCGCGGTTCGCCTCATGTACCCGAGAGAGCCGCGGCGGGAGCGGTCAGTGTTCCGTCCGATGGTCGTTGTAGCACCGCCAGCGTCGATTGTCCAGCTAATTTCGCGAAGTGCTCCGTCGATAGGCTCGAAGACCAATCCGATATAAGTAGCCACCTCAGATTCGAGACGTTCAAACATCTCAGATATCTCTTCCCCGTACCGATTGATAATCTCGTCTATTTCATCTTCGTTGTCTGCGCCTGTTACGGAGTACCAAGGGTCGGCCTCTTGGACGTTTATCGTCATGTACTTGGCAGCACTCCCGGCTTTCTCCTTCTTCTCTTTCACGAATCTTACCGGGACCGCGGTCTTGATGTCTTTGATATAGCAGCCTGCCCTTAAATACAAAACAGCAGAGATTGGTTTGCCGTCGTCTCCAAGAGAATAGACAGGCCTATCAAACACAACAATCCCTCTTTCGGTGTCCATGTTCATGCCGAAAGCAACAACTACTTTCCTCTGCTCCTCTTTTCCCGGAGAGGGTGAATCTACGTTATCGAAATCAATCTTCTCTGAATCAAGCAGAGACGGGCCTCCGAAATCTCCGTCTCTTTCGTATCGCCCAAAAGCAAAAGCCCTTTTTGGGATTTTCGCCTTTCTCTCTACATCAAGCTCCATATCAGGGAGGATGTCAGATAATGGTAAAAACTGTTCGACGTACTTTATCTCGCCGTAGTCTTTCTCGAACTTCTTCAGGGCTTTATTAGGAGACGAGTTGTTCATCCCGAGCTCGGGGAGTTTGATTCTCCACCACTTGAAGCATGTCTTCCTGACGAGTGCGTTGATTGTGTACTTAAGGTCCTCCGGAGATTCGACGAGGTCTTCGATATCGCTCTCTACCTCTGGAGCGTCTGCGAAGTCATACATATCTGGCGTGAACCAAGAGCACTCCTCAAGAGGCTTGACGATTCCGTCTGTATCCTCTCCGACAGCCTCAAGCTCGAAGTCTACAGAAAACAGAATCGGGTTAGTTACCAGCCGTATAAACTCCGGCCGCTCTTGAGGGTCGAGCTCAAGCCCCTCTGACTCAATTAGCTGAATTGCATTTGCGGGAAGCTTTTTCCCCGCACCGGCTTTCACGAGGTTAGCACCACCATTCCAGCTCGGTGCCAGTCGAAAGTCGAACTGCTCAATAAGTTGATGCAGTGCTTGGGCCGCATTCTCGTTGTCCCAAGCTACAGGAGGATAGATGTTGTCCGGGACGTCGTTTACGTTCTGCTTCTTGTCCTCTACGCCCATCGCATCTAGGCATATCTTGCAAAGCTCTTTGAGACTTCTCTTCGAGTTGCCTAGGACATCATTATCATTCTTCTTTGCACCTTCCAGAACCAGCGGGGACCCGTCAGCGTCTCTTAGGTTGTAAGCCCCGGTGATGGTCGTGTAAGCCCAAGTCCACCTGTAGTCCTTCAGCGTCAGCTGGATGGTTCCGCCGCCGGAATTAAAGCTGAAGCTGGCTGCATCGCACAGGACATTCTTCATCTTTCTTTTTTTCCCGCCGTAGCTGAGCTCTAGCGTCCCGGTGTCTTTTATCTTGCTCGTGTCTTGAGGAAGAATAGTAAGACTCATGACACCCGGCTGAACACCGTGCCCCATGCTATAAGAGAATGACTCTATAGATTCGATTCCGGGATACTCTACTACAGCTTCGAGCATTATGTAGGCGTCCAAGTCTTATTGATTGGTGCCTGCCATTCAACGTCTTCTGGCCGGCATCGAGAGAACACAATCCCACCTGAATACGTCACCACACCATGAGGCTCAAGAAGGGCCGCTCCAGAGTTTACCGTCAGACTGGAAACCGTCTTCGGCCGAAGGTCTCCAGAGAAGTTCGCCTTGCCGCCGTTTGCGACTACAAGTGTCGAAAGTGTCCCGGTCGTGTTGTAAATCAGCTCTCCTCCGTTCACGGTCGCAGTCGTTGTCGTGCCGGCGTTCCTGATATGAGTCCCACCGTTCAGGGTAAGAGTGGTAATGTTAGAGCGTGTCTCCGCTTCTCCGCCGGTTTGCGTAACAGTCGTCAGGGTCGCCCCGGTGCCGCACAGGACGTCAGAGTCACTGTCGACCGAGTCTATGTATCCAATGCGAAGAGTTGAAATCGTCGCGGCAGAGCCGGCAGAGTTTGCAAGGCCAACACTACCCCGGCTTACATTCACCTCGTTTGAAGCATGAGTCCCGAGAAACTCAAAGGCCATCTCGCCATCTTCTTGAGGCGAGCTCGTCTTCAGCACAGTCACAGTACATCGGCCGGTTCCGGCGTTCAGCTTGATTCGCCCCGAGCCGGCAGAGCTTCCCTGCCCAACGGTAACCAGAGTAGTCGCAGCGTCACCGGAGTTGCAGTACTTCAGGAAGCGGTCGCGGTATTCGTAGTACCCATTTTCGTTGTACACAGGAAGCCCTACGTTGCCCGTAAACGAGCTATCGAAAATAACCTCAGCAGGGGTCACCCCGTTATTATCAAGCCCGTACAAGCAGTCTACGGAGCTGTCAGCGAAGATTACGGTGTCGGTGTCGACCGGGAGCGTAGCTCCAGACCAGTTCCCGGCCACGTTCGCGAAGTTTGGCCCGGTACAGGCTGTCGTCGCAGTCCCGGAGGAGCTTGTCGCCCCGTCAATCCTCTGAGCATCCGCTGCTCCGCCGCCGGCCTCAGTGCTCGACACCGTGCACGTAAATGGGACCCCGGCCTCGTCTGCTGTTCCTACTAGGTAATTTCCAGAGCGGGACCAAGTAATCTCCGCGAACTCCCCGTCGTCAGCAGCGTTAAGTGCGGAAACAATCGTATCTAAAAGTGTTGTAATGGTTGCGGAACCGGTAGTAACCGAAACTGCCTTGCTCCCGATTGTTATGTTTACGATGTCGTCCGCTTCCCACGTCGCACCGAACAGCCACTGGGTCACCTGTGCAACGGGTCGCACTGCACCAATCCAAACTCGTGTCGCCATTATCGCACCATAATAAAATTGTAGGACCAGTTAATCGGAAAGTTACGCTTTCCCTCTTTCGTGTCTTCTTGCGGACTCTGCCTTGAAACAGTATGGCTTTCCGGCATCAGATACTGCGGATACAAAGGCGGTTCCGGGTTCGGGTAATACTTGTAGCCGAGTGCATTGCCCGATTGGCTTATCGTAATAGGAGAAGCCCGGGAAACTTGCTGCAGAATCGGCGGTCCATACCTCGGGGTCCTTACAACGAACTGAGGACCACCAGTTCCCGAAATGGAAATCTGCTGGCTGAAGGAAATCGTGTTTCCCTTGTCTCCGCCGTTGTTGCTTTCGCTGGCGTCCTTCTTGGCCTCCAGTATAATCTCATAGGTCCGGAAGTTTACATACTCCGCCCCATCTCCCTGTGGGTAGCCGAAAGACGTGACCTTTACCCCACTGGCCGTTTCGGAAGAGATGATACTGTGAGCAGTTGTCCCGAGAGCATCCGTGAGCAGATACGCATTCTGGTTTGTTGATGAATACGCCCGCTCCAGCTCGGTCAGCTTGGTGGTTAAATCAGATACATCAGTCCCGTGTATCTTTCCTGATATCCTCCACACCTCGTCGTAGCCGGTCATTGAACCAGACTTGCTGAAGCGCGGAGTCTTCTGGATTACGACGGACGCCTCGTCGAGAGCGTGAGTATAGCTTCCATATTTCAGATACATTATTGCTGTGCCTCCCTCTCCCTTTCAAGCCTTTGCAGTTCTTCTTGGATGAGCTCTTGAATTTTCTTGTCTGTGAACGAGTCGATAATCAATGCGTCCCTTCTCTTGAGTGCATCTTCTATTGCGGGTCGAAGCTTTTCTATGTATTCGTTTATCTGCTCTTCTTGAGCTGTCTTAAGGTCAACGGTGATGGCCTGCTCTATGATTAGCGGGTCGAATGATAAATTCACGCCTTCGGCAGCGTTCTTCTTGTCCTTAACTGCCGCCTCTCTCCTCTGGATTGTCTGGTCAATCACACCACCGTCACCGGGCGTTGAGTCATACTTATCACGAAGCAGCCTTCCGCGAGCATCTCGCATCCGATTCATAGAGTCTTCGTTGGACGGGTCAATCAACCCGGACTGCTGTATTAAGTCCAAGTCGCGAGTGGTCATCCCATCTGTGTCGCCAGTACGGAATCTTTCGTAAAGGCCGATAGCCTTCTTGCCCTTCGACCGGGACATGCCTCCGAGCCCTGACTCCATCGAGTCGAACCTAGCATTGGCCTTGTCGAGTTTTTGGTTCGCCTTGTCCAGCCATTTCAGGTTGGCTTCGTGGAACTTCTCTGCATCTTTTAAGATTTTTTCTTGTGCTCTCGCCTCTTTATCCAGAGCTCTCTGCTTCTTCTCAATCTCCAGCTCCATCTTCTTTATTAGCTGGTCCTCGGCCTCGATGAGCATCTTCTGCCCGTTGGCTCTCGTCTCAGTATCTGCAGACCTGCTCGCAGAGTCTCCGGCCCTAAAGGCTTGATTGTAAGCCGTGTCGGCGTTTGCGATTCTTCTGTCTAAGTCTCTTCCAGATACATCGACCTGCCGGAAAACGCCCCTCGCAACGCCGTCTGCGTTTAGCTTCATCCGGGATGATAATCTTTCGCGGACTCCCTGATTGTTATCCTCGTTTTCCCTTCTCAGGTTAATCTGGCCGTAGTCCAACTCTTGGTTGTAGCTTCGGTTGCTCTTGAAGTCACGACGCATCCGCGTGGCGACTTCCAAGTCCTCGGTTTTTTGCCCGGACTTGAACATCTCCGTTCTGGCATTCCAAGCACCCATCGAAGCTGAAGTAAGGGTCTCTCCCGTGCGGAGATAGTTAAAGCTTTCTCCGAGAGCGAATCCGGCACCAACCGCTCCGGCAAATTTAGTCAACGCCCAAGGAGTTGCCCTAGCAGCAAAAAAGCCCTTCCCTGCGGGGCCTGCAACTGGAGGAGCACCCCCTGCTGGAGTGCAGCCACCACCGGGACAACTCTTTGCGGCGCACGCTGCCGCGGCCGCGGTGGCGTTCTGTGCTTGAGCTTTTGTGTTTGCAGCCGTTGCCGCAGTGTCCAGAGCCCGAGACGCTGCAATCGTCTTGATTAGCGAATTGATGCCTTTGTAGACACCGAACACTCCGCTGATTGCTTGGCCCACAGATTTAATTGCTGCAAACCACTGCAACCAAGCCTTGACGTTTTTGTCGTCTACGTGCATCACGGAAGCGTAAGCGAGAGCGGCGGACTCTGCCAGAGAAATAAGCCCGGTCAGCGTCTGCTTGGCTGCATTTATAAACTTCTCTCGCTCCTTCTCGGATTTCTTGTAAGCACGGGCCTCTGCTTGAGCCCTCTTCTCCTGCTCCCTCTCGTATATAGCCGTTTCTTTTTCCCAGATGTTTCTGCTTTGCTGGAGCCGAGCCTTCGAGTCGTCAAACCCAGCCTTTGCAGTGCCGAGTGCTGACTCGGTCAACCTTTTCTGCGAGGTAAGTGCAGCTCCCCGAGCGTCTATCGCAGCAGTACTTTTTCCCGACGCTACAGCAGCGGCCCGGTCGCTCCGTAGTTTTTGTAGCTCCTTCTCTTTCTCTACCAGTGCGGTTTGTAGCCTAAGGACTTCAGATGCAGAGCTCTTGACGTCTCCGAGTGTCCGGTGCATCTGCCCGAGAGAGTCGTTGACTTTCTGCGAGGTAGACTTTGTCTCCGGGCCCTCGGTCAAGTTCAGGATTAAGTTTAAGTTCTTATCCAACTGTCCTAACTCCGGCCGAAACTTGTCTCGCAAGCTTTAGCGTTTTATCCGCCTCTACAATAGAATCTACCAGTGCAAGACGTTCAGCCAGCACAGAGCTATTTCTTTGTTCTTCAGTTAGACACGCACCGGAGGTGGCCTTTACCTTGCGGTAAAGATTATAGATTTCACGCCCGTGTTTCGACAGCTCAAATTCGTGAGCACGGTCCGGGCTCTTCTTTGGGCATGACCAGCACGGAGGGGGCCCGGCCCTTTTGACCTTTTTCCCCAGCCTGTAGACAGGGCCCTCTCCCTTGTCGCCGTAGACGTATTGAGAGCATTCCGAACACGGCCTAAGTGCTAGTTCTGGGTTCTCCAGAAGAAGACTCAGACCGTTTACGAGTTTTTTCTTCGAGACTCCTCGACTTCGTCGTTGAGGTTCGAGCCTGCAAGTGCACTGACGATTTCAGTACGGTCCGTCTCAATCTTCTCTTCAAGTGACACTGAAGGCTTCGTGTCGCTCCCGCGGGAGCCGAAGATAATAATCGCCTGAAGCTCGTTGAATACATGAAACTTCAGCCGAAGGATATTCTTTGCTGTAATCTGTACAGCAGAGCCATCCGCCTTGGTGAAGCTCCAGCTCTTAATCAGACGCTCCAGCTCCATCGCTGAAACTCGGTCTTGCTGTGCACGGTCCTTGCACTTGTCAATCTTGTCGATGAACTGGCTCCGCTCCTCCACGAGCAACGGGGAGAATGTGAACTCGACGGCCTCATGCAGACCGTCGACCCCAGCCAGATAACCCTCTTCGACACCTTCAATAAAAGCACTAGCCACTTCTCACCTCACTAAAACTAAAAACTAAGGGGTACTGTCGTTCGCGAAGGATACTTCCATCGTGGACGATTTCTTGTAAGCCGTGAACTGCACCGGCATCATAATCTCAGAGCCTCGGCCACCGTTCACTGGTGTTTGGTTGTCGGCCTTCAGGTTGCCGAATGTCGCGGTAAACGAAACGGTCCCGTTGGTCACCGTGAGCGTAGCACCGTCGATTCCCTCTTCTGCTAAGTTATTGAAATCTTCGAACACATTAACACTGTACGGGAACCCAAGCTGTAGCTGGACTGAACGGTCTCCGGCCGGGAGACGCCGGCGATAGAGAGAATTCATCTGCCGGCTCGTGTCGATGCCGTGGTCGATGGTGATTTCGAAGGAGTTGATTTCGTAAGTATCACCACCATAGGCAAACACGGCCTCGGAAAACACATAAGGCTCTTTGTTGTCAATGGTCAAAGTTGGGAAGGCACTTGCCGTGACAAACTCCTGCTTTCCGATAATCCCCAGCTGTGTCCGTATCAATCCGCCTTGCTGACCGCCGATGGAGAATTGCCCAATCTTGCATCCGGGGTACATGAATCGCTGTGCACTGCGGTCGACGATGATTGCAATAGTTGGAACCAGTTCCGTCAGGGCGAATGGAGTAGATGCGGTTCCCGTGACCCAGTAAAGGAGCTTGTCTAGCTCCAAAGGCGTAGGGGTCATTTCAATCGAGCCCTGCACGATAGTTGCAGCCTTGCGGACCCGCTCGCAGTTTCTGGAGCGAGTACCACGGATTCCTCCGTTGTACTGCATCGGCTCCTGCTTTGAAATGCTTTCACTCAAAAACTCAAACTGAGTTGCTGAGGCGAAGTCTCCGACAGCCACAGTCCCGTCGTACCCGAGATTGTCTGTCACCTCGTTCGCCCCGCCAGTGCCCTCATAAATCATGGCGAGCTTGCCGAGCGTACTGATTGCTACATCGCCGTATACTTCTGCCATTAGAATCCTCGCGCTTGGCGAGCCTCGCACCTAATTGTGAGTGAGCACTGAAATTGATTGTTCCAAACCGCGGTTGGACTTAGAACCGGGCCGGGCTCTACATTGGTTTTATGTACTTGAATGCCGGTTAGCTGTAGCTGCTGGTCTCCTCTAAAAGCTGCGGACAACCTCTCTCGCCAGAGCAGAAACTTATTAAGGTTCGTCTCTGATAAGTCTTGGTTGTTCTTGGCTAAGATAGAAACCAGAACAGGGTAGCCAACGTCGTCTCGGCGGTTGGTGCCTCCCCTGAGCTGCTCGGTTCCCATCGGGGATACCATAATCACAGGATAGGCGTAGGTCGAGTCGTCGTTTCCGCGTTCAGTCGGTATTTTACGGATTAAGACGTTAGCTCCAACCTCATCCAGATTTACCGCAATTATACGGCTTTGTACTGCTTCCAGAATCTGGTAGTGAGTTGACTCGTCCGTCTCGGTGATATTGAAGTATACGACCGGGGAGCGGACGCCGGACATCTCCGTATACCCGAAGTAATGGCCCCTGCCAAAGTCTAAAACTACCGAGCTGTTCCCGAGTATCGAGTCTGTCTGAGTCCAGCGTTCTCCTCTCCCGAAACCGCCAGAGAATGGGTGCACGTAGACATCCGTGACGTCAAAAGCTCCAACCCCGGAGACTGTTACGGTCACTCCGGTCCCGTCTTTGTTGTCAGTCCAAGAAACAGCCATTACATCTCCCCGTACTTCAGAAGGACGTAAGAGTAAATGGTCTCCATTATTTTGTCTATCGTGTCATCTCGCAGATACATAAACTCCCGGGGAGGAATGTTTCCCGTGCCGAAGTTCTGGTACTCAGCGTACGGCAAGTCGCAAGAGGCGACCATGTATCTATCTGAAATGGTGTAGTTTCCTTGGTCAGTCATCGACTGAAGCAGGGCACCAGTATCCACAAGCAGGTCGTGCTCGCCCATCGAAGCAACTGTAGAGGGGGCATGCTCTGGCCACGGCTCGCCTTCCGAGTCTACTGCTGACTGGAATATCTGCCAGAAGTTCTCTTCAATATGGTCCTTGCAAAGCTCGAACGCCTCCTTGAAATCGCCCTTAGCCACGAATGCTTCTAGGGCGTCGACAATCATCTTTCCTTGCAGGAAGTCGTACTTGTCGGCCATTGCTACCTCATCCTCGAACAGTTCAGCGTATGCCGAACTCCCATGAGAGACGTGGTGATTCCGTCCACAATCCAAGCCTCCCCGGAGTCGCCTGCACTAGCTGGAATGGTGAGCTTGTCGCCAATCTTCGGCCCGTCAATCCCCACCGTGTTGAGGTGCTTCTGCCACACCGAAAAGTTCCTTCGGTTGTTGATTGCAAACGAAGCCGGCTCTTTCGTCTCGTCTTTCGATAGAGGGCGGACCTCGATGTCACCGATATCCGCACCGGCACCGTAAACTCCAGCACCGGTTCTCTTGTAGTACAAGCCAGTAGTCTTACACTCCCGCGGGAGCATGCCCGGGATTCTGGAAAGCTGTGTAATGTCCATCAGAACACGTACTCCTTAATGGCACCCATCAAGCTCTCGATAGTTGCGAAATCTCCGGGGCTCTCTGCTCGCAGTGAGTATGAGTAGTACTCGAATGACTCGCTGTTGATTGGAGAGCCGGCTGTAGGGGCAATCCGAATAATCTGCCGGGCAAGCAGGTTGTTGAGCAGCTTTATATTTGAAGGGACCTGAAATGTAACCCCGTCGTATCCGGCTGTGTAGGTAATCTTGATGTTACCTAGGCCGGGCTCCGAGTATCCAACCAAGTCACTTCCAGTTCTAACCCTACTGCGGCCCCAGACTCCATTGATTCGGCGAACCATCCCGGTCATTGAAATGCCGGGCTTGGTGAGGTCGAGAACGTAATCCACTCCACTTGTCAGGAGAGTGCTCGCACCGAATCCAGAAGCCGCTCCAAAGTACCCGGTGTCATCGTAGTAAAGACTAGAGATTGACGTCACCGGGCGACTTCGTAGCACTAAAGAAGCTCTTCCGCACCCGCTGTAATACTCAGTAATCGTCTGAGACGTAAACAGCATGGAGGTAGCGTTCTGCTCAATAATCGCCGTAGCGTTATCGAGAGCTGCTGCAATCAAAGCATCATCGACCGATGTCGTAATCTGCATCAACTGCTTGTATTCAGCAACCGTAGAAATCGCCACTTAGTTCCCCTTGGAGCTGACAAAGACTCGGCCTTCTCGCTCTGAGAGGGCAGACTTGAGAGCAGACTTGTATCGCTCTGGAATCTCCATCCCGAGTTCGTGCCGAGCCAGATAGAAAGCCTGATTAACAGGGTGCTCCGGCTTCTTGTTCGGAGCATAGCTGTAAGGGTCGCCTTGGCTTTCGTACCAGATGGGCTCCCCGTTTTCACCGTAAGATGGCTGGTCGGTCACAGGGTCGTGAGCGTGAATCCAAATTTGAATCTTCCGATTCTTTGGCTCAGACCAAACCTTACCACCCTCTTTAATTCGCCGAGACTCCTCGACAAAAACTTTCGCGGCCGAGAAAGCCCGTGCCGCGATTGTTTCTGTTTCGTAGCTTGTGTTTGAGGCGAGCATCATAGAAAACAAACTAAGAGCAACCGGCTCCAGCTCGCTTACGTTAGATACTTCATCGCCTTGAACTTGATTCTTTAAGCCTGCCATGTCGACCTCGCACTTCACACTGTACAGGGCCGGCACTCACCGGCCCCCATACAATGCTTTTTACGAAATCTACGCAGTGTCGAACAAGCCCAAAGCAACCAAGGCCGCAACAACGTCTGAAGTCGCTGACCAGTTATTGAAGCTGGCCTTCGCACACTGGACACGCGGAGTCTTGCCAAAGAAGCCGAGCTTCTGAGCTGCGGCCGTCCCGATTTGAGTTCCAGTCGTTGTCCCGGCGGCGATGTTGTAGCCGTCACCGAGAGTGAGGGCGGTTGCCGACACGGTCAGGACTGCCGAGCCGCTCGCTGTACTTACATACTGAAGACTGCCCGCACTCCAATCGGTGCGAACCGAGAAAACATATCCAGCAGACATATAAAAACCTTTCTATAAAACGAAACAGGGCAAGACGTTTCCGCCCAACCCTGCCTCGCGTGAAGTGGTACTGTTGTCGACTACAGAGGGCTGGCTGGGATGGCTCGTGGGAAGTAGCTATCGGTAAGGATAGCCAAGGCACTCACCAGAACCGCGTTGTCCACGTTGTCGCCTTCGATGGTCGCACTAATCGAGTTGAACCCGCCGTTGACGTCGAGGTCGTCAGACTTGACTTCAATCAGCAAGTGCAAAGCATTCGTGTTGACGTCAGCTACAACCCGGGTCGCACCGGATGGCACAGAGGCACCGAAGGAGATGAAGTCATCAGCGGTTCCGCTTCCGACATTCACTTCCGTCCAAGTACCCTGAGCGGTCATGGTTCCGGTCTTGTACCAGCAGCGGGAAACTGCCAGTGCCTTCGAGCCGGTGCCGGCTGTATCGGTTGCTTGCTTGAGCTCAACACCCAAGTCGTCAACGTCTTCGCTGCCACCCTTAATCAGGTAGACATACGCACGGTCATAATTCTTCAAAGACACCCAGTCCATCGACAAGTCCGAGTTCGCATCGGACTGCCAGACCAGCGGATGGATGTCATTGCCTGCTTCAAAAAAACTTCCGGGTAACATTCTTTTTCCTCTCTGGAATTGTGTATCAAAACCCTTATCAGGGATTTAGTTAGCGAGTTTCGAGACAGACGAAGCTGGACTGAGTTGCACTGCCCTTATAAGGGGTCATTGCAGTGTCATCCCAAGGACGAGCGTCGAGACGCATCGTAAATTTCAAGGCGGTCTGGTCGGTCAAGAACTCGACGTGAGTCGAAGCCATCTGCGAGACGCCACCCTTTGCAATCGACAGAATCTGGCTGAAGTCGGCAAGAACCAAGTCACCCACGGTTCCGACAGCTGCATTGAATTCCGTTTCAACGCGAGGTGCAGTCTTCAGCATCTGAGGAGCAACGCCAGCCAGACCAGTGTTCGGCCGGTAGAGTGCGATACCTGCAGTGCCAATCGACTGAGACAGGCTGTCGAGCTGAGGACCGCAGTCTTGGTTGTGGAACCAGCTGTATCCGTCAGCAGCAGCGTATCGACGAGCCCACATCTTGTCGATGTTTGCTGCGTTGATAGTCGTAGCAGCTTGGCCCGATTCCTTGGTGACAGTCACCAACGAGCCGGAGTTGAGCAAGCCGAGAGGCTGGCCTACACCAGTGCCGTTAAACAGTGCGTCGCCAATCATGAAGTTGAATTCTTCGGCAGCACACTTTTCGACATAGCTCTGGACAGCAGAGCCGCCGTCTTGGATGAGCTCTTCGGTCAGGTAAACGATAATGCAGAGCTTCTTCAGGCGGAGCTGAACTTGCCGCATCTTTGGAGCTGACTTGGTTCCGCTTGCGCCTTCACCGAGCCAGTAACCACGAATGCCACCCTTGCGAGAACCATTGGCCCGCGAGGTTTCAGCGTTTCGCATGAACACAAGGTTGTTGCCCGAGACGGTGTAATTGTCCGTCATCGAGAACAGCTTGTTGTTGTAAACTCGCTCCAGAACCTTGTCGGAGTACTCTGGCTGAACCATGTACCCGCCGTCTTCAGCGGCACCAACCGACATACCTTGAACTGCCTTGAAGCAGTTAGCGTGACGGTTTTGCCAGTCAGCTGTCTTCGAGTCACGAAGACCGCTAAGCAAGAAGTCGCCGAAGCTCTTGAAGCCGCCTTCCTTCGCGCCCTTGTAGCCGGGCAGGTAAGCGTTCTTGCGGTAGTTCTTTACGGTGTTCTCACCGCGAGCCCACAAGTTGTCGATTCGAACAACGTCGTTCGGTCCGCCGTCTTCGATGTAAGAGACAGTGGTTCCACCGTCTCCGCCAACAACGCGGTAGTTAGGGGTGTCAAGACTCTTCAAGTGTTCCAAGATGGCGGCTTGAGTCTTTTCAACAGCCTGCAACTTGTTTTCAATGCTGGACATTTTGACCCTCTGGGTAAAAGGTTAGCGTTTCATGTTCTTCAGGATGGCCAACGTGGCATCCGAAGATTTAGTGATAGACTCAAGCCTGTCACCGACAACACCATTGCTCTCGTGCCTCACGTTGGAACGAGCAGATTCTACGAACCCTTGCAATTGTGTTGCACAAGACTTCAATACGTCGGCTTCGCGGCCGCTAACTGTGCCGGACTTTGCAACGCTACGGATTCGCTCAGCAATTCCGCTAACAGCAAACCGATTGCTCGCGCCTCCAGCCAAAAATGACTTGAGGTTGTCGTGCCAATCCAGACGACGTCCGGAGCTGGCAAGCGGAGAGTAGTTGTATTTTGGGTTCCGGACGTATGACTTGGCGTAAGCTGCTTCCACTTCGCTCATCATCATTCCGAGAGCTTCGAGAGTGGTTGCAATCAAGGCTTCGATTTCTGGGTGCTCAAGTGCTACAGAGCCTTCCTTGATGTTTACCCGGACCTCGTTGAGTGCGTTGTAAGCGGCCTCGACGAGCTGTGCTCCGTAAGCCTTTGGAGTCTCTGCTTCCTCGCCGTCCCCTGCAATGTCTTCTGACTCGGACTCTTCGTCCATGTTGCCTTTATATTCCTCTTCGCCCGGCTTGCCGCTCTGGGGAGGAACCCTTCCGCTCTGGGGAGGAACCTTTCCGCCCGGGGGTGGAGTCTTGCCTGCTGCAGGAGGAGCCGACGAATAACCGGAAGATGGCGGCATCGGAGCCGGCTTTGTTCCCGGCGGTGGAGCGTCTTCTGGTCGTTCTTTATCGTTGGTCATCTTCACTTCGCCGCCGAGCGGGTCTTTGTCGCAATTGCACTTTTTGTTGTCATCGCACGATTTAACGAAACGCATTTTAGCATCTTTCTTAAAGTTGTAACCAGCAATTTGCAGTTTCTTCTCCGGAAGCAACAACTCCAGAGACTTTGTAATCCCACTCGAAATACGCCGGCCGGCAAGATACCCCTTTGCAAGCACCTGCTGTACCGCCTCAGGATTACAACCAATCGGCACCCAACTCCACTCTAAAAGATACCATTTAGAGAATCGCTGGACCCCGCCGGACCGCGAGGGAGAGCCAATTGGGTCGAACCGAATCGAGGTTGCCCGAATAGTTTTTTCGTTTACAAGGTCGAAAATCTGCTCGGCTTCGAGAAACTTGTTCGTGAAATAGCAGGTCGCCTTGATGTTCTCGCCAGACGGGAAAATCTGGAGCTCTCCAGAGCTGTTCTCGGAGATACCGATAGGCTTTGTAAACCCATCAAAAGCGTGGTTCCAGAACACAACCGGGTTCAGGCGGTATTGTGTAAGGTCGCACCCGAGCGGGTCCATTGAGTCCCCAACACGGTCTACTGCTGGGGTAGAGATGATTGCCGAAGCAGACATCTTTGCCGTGTCGACCTCAAAGACGGTTCCCACTGTTGGGTTAGAAAACACGCCGTTTAGATTTGAATTGTTAGCCACTGCTCGCCCTCCGGCCTGAAAATCTACAAGATACTGAAATTTGCTGCAATGTTATTCCCGGAAACTCCCGAAGGATATGCAGTCGAGCACCATCTTGTTTATCGTCAATCCAAGCCCGAGATGGTCCGAGATGAGCTTAATCCCATCCGCCAGAGTCACAGACTTCTTAGGCTTTACCCAGCTGCCCTTAAAAAAGTAGTTCTCGACGCTGTTTAGATTGTCGACCTGAAACGCGACCAAAGGGACCGGGCTCCTCTTATACTCCTCGCTCAGGTCCAGAATCTCTCTCCTAGAGAGGCTCCTAGTAAACACCAAGGCGTCAAGCTTTCCTTCAAAAAAACATCGGCCGCTAGGTTTTAGTCTACTCATTAGGGCTCCCCGTTAAGTCAAGTCTTGCTCTGATTTCAACAAGCTTCAGTCGTGTCGACCTAGCATTGGCACCGCACGTAGCAGCATGTTTTTCTCCGACTAGCTGGATGGCATGTCTGGACATCAAACCAAGAAGCTTGATTGCTACGTCTAGCTCCTCAATGATTGTATCTGATATCTGTACCGCCTTCCTCGTCTGCAGTATCCGGCACTTTAACGAAAAGGACTTTAGCCTTTCCATCTCCGCTTCATCAAGCCACGGGCAATTGCCTTGAGAGTACTCAAGCAGCCGCATCATCGGCCAAGCACTGGTAACCCTGAATCCAACTGGTCTCATTCGGGCTCTTCCACTCCAGCTGCCTCGACCGAGTAATCGACCCAGCACCTGCAGTTTGGGTGAGCCGGCGGGCCGTCGTAGGCGATGTACTCAATCACGTTGTTCTCTAGGAATTTGCAAATTTCACAGGCATCCGCTTCGGCCTTCCATATGGAAACAATCTTCATCCGGGTTGCACTTCGAAGTAGTTCGACAGGAATCCCTTGAAACGCTTTGGTGTGCGGCGTGTACTGGGTGAATCTAGTTCTTGCGTGGTCTACCGCGAGAGACTCTCCGATACTCCAGAGCTTTGTAGTCATAGTCACTGCCGCGACCGACACCCAAGCCTCGTTTATCTTCCCCTCTATCGCGAGCTCCGCGGCCCTGTCTGCGAATTCAATAAACAGAGTTCGCACTAGCTCCTGCGGCATCCTTGGCATAGCCCGAATGCTTAGCTGCACCAAGAGAGCCTCGTAGGCCTCCTGTGAGATGTCCAACATCTTGCTCTCAAGGTCGAACAGTTCGATGCAATCGAACATGCCCTCCTTTGTCTTCGACTGCCCGCACCTTTCGGCAATTGCACCGATTAGCCGCATCATGTCGGACTCGTGCTCTCGTCTGTTAGCCGGGTCCATTTTCCAGTGCCTTGATGTAGCTTTTGAGTGCTTCAGAGCCAGAGACCGGAGACCAGTACCCGCGAGAGATAACCGAGTCCACGTTGACCTCTTCCGATACAGAGCCGTCTCCGAAGACGATGTATCCGTATCTTTTTCCGCCAGCCTCTCGCGAGACACTCAAGGCATCCGAGCCTCGGCGGGCGATTACCCTTCCGAGCTTGCGCTTATCTTCCACTTCTCTTCCTCACTTTCTCTGCAAAAACTCGACCCTCTGGGGTGTCCCAGTGTGTGTTCTTGTAATCGCTAGACTCAATCCAGTCTTCCAAGGTCCTTACAACTCCGGGCTCCCCACGCTTGTTAATCGAGCAGACTGATATTTTTAAGTCACTGCTAAGAAGCCTTCCGCCGCGGTCGAAGTTGCCAAAAGGCAGTTTCGAATTTTCGCTTGCTGGGATAAGAGAGTATGACTTGATGATTTTTCTCATCGTAAACTCGTTAATCACAACCTCTTTCACGTCGTCGATGCTAACCCCTCCGTGCAGCTGTGCCTCGATGTAAGTAAAGCTATCCTCATCGAGAACACCTTCAACAACTCTCATCGAAGTGAGGCTCGGAGATTTTATATC